ATACATCAATAATCTCCAGACTGAAACTTCAGTATGTCAATCATATTCTTTATTACGAAGTTTCTACTATGTATTGTTTTAATTATATCTTCGAGATAGTTCGCGTTCGCAGTATGGAAATCAATTCTAAGACTTGCTTGAATAATATCTTTATCGGCTTGAATGTATTTGTCTAAATCATTTCTTAATACTTTTAACTGAAATGGTTTCCAACCTTTTTCTCTTAGAGTCAACTCATCCATAGAGCCATCGTAATAATTACGTTTCTCCATTTCAAGTTCTTTATATTCAGCTTTTAGTTTCTTTACACGCAAGACTTCCTTATAATAAAGATTATAATACTTGCTGTGTAGTTGTGGGATTCTTTTACTTTCGCCGACAAGGTTCGTCTCGTCAATTGGCGAGTCTTGTGCCCATAAGGCTGCTATATCATTTGTGTCCATAATCTATCTCAAACTTTTATTAACGGTACCATTATAAACTAAAACCGTTAAGATGTCAATAGCTGATTATAATTGAACCATCTTAAAAAGATTGTATCTCATTGTCACATTACAAGTTGCATAAGCAACATCAGTAACATTCACATCAAGAGATATTGCACCTAATGATGTTGGAAAACAATCTTGAAATGTAAACTGTACGTGAGGGTTCTTGTGGGAATTTGTAATTGTTAAAATAATATCGGATTTAAATCCACTCCCAGCAAGTAAACTTTTTGTTTGGTTTGTAGATTCAACACCAGAGATTCCTTCCATCCATAATAAGACTTCTTGATAATTGTTCATATTTTCATCAACAATGAAAGTCAAGTCTAAATCACCGTAAGACATTTGCTGTTGAACTTCGTAAAAAGGATTTGTAGGTGCACCCATTGTAATTGCCGTAGCAGACAAACTTGGTACGCTTGCCTTTTGTGTAAAGAATTCAACATGAGGTAATCTTTCAATACTGATTGTGAAATTTGTAGGAGAAAGATAGTTGTTAATAATCTCAGCCATTGTGTTTCCTAATAAATAGTTTTATTAATTGGTTATTACTATTTATTCATTTGGACTAAATCATGGAAAACAATCTACAGAACAACTCACCTTTAGGTCTTGATACAGCAGACCTATCAATGCAACAAATTGCTTTCGCATATAACGAAATGTATTTCGGTAAAGACTACGATTGGTGGACAGAGATTCAACCGGGCGGTACTGTTGTCGACATCGGAGCAGGTATTGGATTATTCTCAAAGAAAGCTTTAGATGCAGGAGCAAGTAAAGTCTTAATCATTGAACCAAATAAAAGATTACTTAAAGCTGCGATTAAAAACTGTTCTGACCACATGCTTGATACACCACCTGAGCAAGTAAAGTTCAAAGCAATCAATGCATGTATTGGAAAAGACATTGACCGTCAAAGTATTTACAAATCAGATACGATGATTGAAGAAGAGGAATGTCGATTAATGTCTCTTGCAGAAATTACTTATTGGAATGATTTAGAATTTATTGATTATTTAAAGATAGATGCTTGGGGCTCAGAGTTCAATATTTTATGTAAAGAGATTCTTCCTTTCTGTATGGACCGAACAAGATTTATTGCTATAAGAGTTTATTTAGATAAAAGATATAATACAGAAAAGATCTTCCGTAAGTGGAGAGAAGAAATACTAACTCCGCTGAAACCTCGTTTATTGTTTAAAGACCAATCATTAGCAGAAAAGATTTGGTATGATGATTTTATGGATCACCTGCCATCAACCTTTATGCTATATGTTAAGAATTGGTAATAAACAACATAAAGGAACTCCATTTATCAAAGTCACCTTTTGCTAAGAATTTATCGTCGTAAGCTTTTTCTCTATCTTCATGTTCAAGGAATCTTACTTTATCAGTATCGAACTGCTGTAATAAACCGTCTCTAAATTTTTGCCATTGTTTAACACAACCTGAGTATGCGTTCATATGAAACTCTACCGCTATGTGTCCAACATTGTTTCTTAAGTAAGGAAAGTTCATTTCAGTAAAGATACCGTATTCACCACCTTCACAATCAATTTTTAAATAATCAATCTTTGGAATATTATAATCCATTACCAAATCTAAGAAAGACATTTTCTTATAATCTTTATGGTCTGAATATACATTCGCAAAGTGATTCGCGGTTGAACCAATCCCAGCCTCAATAGGTAAGACAGGAACCTTTCCGTGGTCAATAAAATAATCTGATATGTTTCTTATGAGTGTTTTGAGGTGAGGCCTCGAAGGCTCGACAGCAACGATACGAGAAGCGTTACGGTCAAGAGCGTGACAAACAAAAAACCCCACACAAGCGCCAATATCAACAACGACATCACCTGGCTGAACATCACGCCACCATTGATAATCTTTTCTGTAAAAGAATTCGTGATAAAGGGTTTGAACATCAGTTAAGGGTAATCCTTCTGTTAATAGATTCAAATTTAAATGTTTATTTTCCATTTTACCAATTATGTATTACATTTGCCATAATAAAAAAGCAAGTTAAAAAATTAACTCCTACAATAACAGTTCGAAGCAAAGCAACGTAATTATCGTAAGGTTCAGTTTTGTCATCGGAGAATCCACCTAAGGCGTATTTCCAAATTGTCCATAACTTATTCAATTATTTATACCTTCTAAGTCAGTGATGAATTGCTCGGTTGGAGTTGTCGTATTCCAAAATTCCAATGTCTTATTTGTTTCATCAATCTGTTTCTGTAATTTTACAATTTCCTCTTCTGTTAATGTTGAGATACTTAATGCAAGCAATCTGTTTACATCAGAAGTAGAATCAGCCCTTGTGCCTTTCATGATTTGCATTGCGACTTCATTTCTTTTCTTATTCTTAAACACAATACGGTCAGCAAGAAACTCAGTAATGAACTCCATTTTCAATTTTAACCATCTGACCTCTTCTGTGAACTCCTCTACACGAGCGTCAATTCTCTGCTGTAGTATCCCAAGGCGGTAGTCGCAAAAGTCCTTTACAAGCTGTTTAGCATCCGCATATTCTCGAAGTTTGCCATCAAAATCAATGACTGTGATGTTTTGAGCGTATGGCTTGGATAATTTGAATTTAGTAATAATCTTGGAATCAGACCATTTCGCAGAAGCTAATTTCAATTTAACTTCAAACCTAAATCCTTCCTTATCGCAAAGATCCTCATATGATACAATATCTCCATCTTCTTCTAACTTATCAAGTACCTTTACATAACCTTCTCGGTCAAAGCCGTATGGTACTTCTGTGATGGAGACCGCAGTTTTGCCACGGCGAGTAAAAGTACCATACGAAACATACTTGGTAGGATCTTCAATACTTTGCTCAACCTCTCCTGTGTAATCAGGAAACTTAACACGAATTGGAGTTCGTATTGCGTTGTTCTTAATATATTGAAGACAAGCTTTAGCAAGATCTTGAGGATCGTGCGGTAGAATATTTGTCGCAAATCCGGTTGCGATACCTTTCGTTCCATTTACAAGGACCATTGGAATAATCGGTAAATAGAATTGAGGTGGTTCATGTTCAGGATCTTCGTGAACAGGACTTAAATCCAAATCCTTCATATACTTATTGAAGTTATCGGATAGTCGACTATAGACATAACGAGGAGCACCTGCTTCTTGAACAAGTCGAGTACCAAATGAACCTCGACCTTCAATTAAGCAAATGTTGTTATTCCATGTTGCTGCCATTAATTGACCTGCACCTGCTGCAGATGCTTCACCATGATTATAACCATAATCTGATATAATACCTGACACTGCAGATACCTTTTTAAAATCTTTCTTACTATTAAGTATTGATGAATATAAGTAAAACCTTTGAACAGGTTTAAGTCCATCAATCATATTTGGAATCGCACGAGATTCAACAGTATACATTGCGAACGATTTCCATTCGTTAGCAGCAACTTTACTGATTGGGTATTCAGTACCTTTCATCTCTTCAGAGAACACTGTTAAATCAACCATTCTTATCTCCTGTAATATTCACTGTATCAATAATGTTATCAATTACCATACTTCTTATAACTCTTCCTGATATAAAGTGTGCCTTTTTAATGGTCTTATTCTTTACACCTTCAATAACGCCTAACGCTTGTTCCTTTGTAATCTTACCGCCGTCGTAATAAGTTTTCATTGCACATTCATATTCTCTACATTTAAATGGACGATCTTCATAGATAGAACATTTCATATCTTTATGATGTTCGCAACCACCTGGGTATAATTGAATATCTTCTTCTTGTTTGTCTGAAGAATATACCTTTACGAATGGAAATAAATGTCCACTACAACACAAGCCACAATCAAAACACAAATTATCCAAACATATACTCCTTTCTTAATGCAGAGTCTTTACCAAACATCATTTGAAAAATACTTGCATCATCAACTGTCACTACATCATACTTAGGACAATTAATAATGGTACTATATTCATCTTCTGTTAATGAACCTAGACCTTTAATATATCTATGCTTATAAGCAGATTCTTTATTTTTAAATGAACTTGCTTCTTCATAAGTATAGAACCATTCTATCTTATCACCTTTTGAACTAATCATAATCGGAGTTCTTGTAATCATAACTCTTCGTTCAGTTAACAGGCGAGGCCAAAATTTATAAAAGAACGCAATCAGCAATGGACTGATATGACCGATACCATCATGGTCAGCATCAGTTAATGTTGCGATATATTTGTAAGACATATTGTCCACTGAATCTGGGTTATTAATATCTAATCCTAATACAGCAACCAATTCAGATAGTTCTTTGTTCTTCAATACCTCAGCAGGTTTCATATCCCAAGTATTCATAATAACACCACGGAGAGGAAATGCTCCAACTGTATCAGGGTCACGAACCTTTAATAGGAATCCCATCGCAGAGTCACCTTCCACAATCTTTAGTGTTGCATTATCACTATTTGCTGATATATGTTTAGCAACTTTAACTTTACGTAATTTCTTTTGTGCCAAAGTAGCAGCTCGTTTATCGGCCGCGATCTTCTTAGCAAGTTGCGCTTCAATAATTGGGTCAATAATATCAGGTGTATTTAAAATCTTCTGAGCAAGCCATTGAGCATCACGTACTCCGCAAGATTCTATATGCGATTTAATTTCTCCCCAAGGATTTGTTAACCTTTCTTTTGTTTGTGAATCAAATTTAGGATTCGTAAAGTTCCTAGCAAACATCACAAAAGTCAAACCACTCTTAATCGTAGTTTTCAATACTTCGACTTTATGACGTCTTTTAATTTTTGTCACTAACTCATCAACGATACTATTAATAAAGACATCAACATAAGTACCACCTTGCCTTGTATTTACACCATTGATATAACTGTTCGTTCTAAAGCCATCCTCTGAAGGTGCAATAAAGTAAGACAAGTTATCAGTCTTTTCTAAAATAGTTGTTTCATTAAACAAAGAAGCATACTTTTTAATATCGTTTACTTTAACTCTCTTCTTGTTAAAGCTGAATTGTATTTCAGGGAAAGCCATTTGTAAACTAATGAGACGATCTTCAATTAATATAATCGTATCAAGTTCATCTAAACTATCAACCTCAAATAAACTAAAGTCAGGAGTAAAGGTCACACAAGTACCATGTCCTGCCTTTGTCGCATTAATTACTTTTAATGTATCTGCACCATCTTTACATTTAACTTCAATTGATTTACCACCTGACCAAGTCTTACCGACAAAAGTTTCTGATAGGAAGTTAGTCGCAGCCGAACCGACTCCGTTAGTTCCAATCGTAACTCGTTCATCATCAAAAGAGGTACCTGCATTTACTTTAGTCCAAGCAGCAACAGGTCGAAGTAAATCTTCTTTACTTGTTTCGTCAAAGATTTTGTCTTGAGGTATACCACGACCATTATCAGTGACCGTTATATTATTACCGTCTACTGATACATTAATTTTATTTGCGTATTTGAAGTTTGTGCGAATTGCTTCATCAATGGCATTATCAAGTATCTCGTCAACCATTTTAGATAAAGCAGGTACATACTTTGCTTTCTTCCATTCTCCAAGAACAAATCTTTCAATCTCTTCTTGAGAACTCGAACCCATGTACATACCGATACGTTCACGGACATGCTGCCGTGCCGTCAATATTCTAAATTGTTCAGTGTTCTTACTCACTTAGTTATCTCCATCATCATTGCCATTATACCACACTTCGTGGAGAATGTCAATAGTTAATTGCCGTCAGGGCTGCTTCTTCTTCGATGAGTTCAAGCCTTACCACCCTCTCAAGCAATTCATTATGATACCATTCTAACAGGTTTCATTGTGAATGTCAATAGTTATTTTACTATCGTCTCTGGTATCTATATATTGTATAAGGAGAAAAAAGTGCTAATTATTTTCACATTGACTATTGACATTCGTTCTCATATAGATTAGAATGGTACTATAAATGGAAAAAGGAGTTGTTAAAAAGATGGTACTAGTTGAAAAATTTTCTGACTATGGTGTCCGTATTGGAGATGCCGTTAAATATCAGTTGAGTCCTACTCATAGGGTTCAAGGTGTAATTAAGGAATTGTATGAAGGTGCAATTGTCGTAAAGCAAATATCTATTAATTACGATTACGACAAATCGTTAGGAGTTGCATATATTCCAAAAGAACAGTTTGATAACTTCAAACTTGAGATTTTTGATGATAACCGTGGTTGTGATAATTCAGCTATTGGGTTATCAGGTTGTTATGAACCTTGGGAAAGAATGTGGTTTTAATCTCATAAAAACTATTGACATTCCCTCAGAACTAGAGTATAATAAAAATATAAACAATTGGAAAAGGAGGAAATATGAGTTGTTTACATAATGAAAGAATCCTCGAATCCCTCATGGACGAGGTAAGCGAAATGGGCAATATTGAATTAGCCCAAAAAGTGGGGCAACCTTGGAGAGCAGTTGGTTTTGCCGACCCTGATAGAAGGGCTGCTGCTGAAGAGTTGCTTGTTAATATAATGTTTGAACAATTGCCCGATGGGCCACAATAGGAGAGTATTATGATGGATCCTAAAACATTTAAATTATTGGCTGAACAGTCAATCAGAGACGGAGAACAGAGATATACAGAGGCTCAAATCAGGGATATGGTAGGAGCTCCTTCTATCGAAGAGGAAAATACCTGTCTTTGTGGAGAACCTCTAGATGAGTGCTCAGAAGCTTATGTTCATGTGACTTCAGGTTGTTAATTCCTTTTAGTTCTATGGATATTCCTAAAAAATATAGTACTTTTTTCATATTTTGTGAAAAAAACTATTGACATTCTCTGTGAACTAGAGTAGAATATAATCTGTAATGAAAAAATCAATGGGAGTTGTTATGAATTACGAAATCAAACCAAGGCACTCTTTCGTGTCTACTTCACTTCAAGGCTATCTTAAAGCCTCTTATGCCGACCTAGTTAAGGTCTTCGGCCATCCACAATGTACTGAAACTTCCGGTGACGGTAAAGTTGACATTGAATGGGAACTACAAATTATTGATAACGAATGGGATACTGTGTACCCAATCACCATTTATAATTGGAAAGACTACGATGGCGGTCATGCTGCTATGTCTTCTGAATCTTATAATTGGCATATCGGTGGTAATGCAGGTATTGTCTCTGCTTACGTTAATGAATATTTTGAAATGGAGGTTGCGTAATGGCTAAGAAAAATTCAAGCTATGAATTGGTAATGAAAATCCTCAAAGAGGAAAAGAAGAAATACGAAAAGGAATTGGAGTTGGCTGCCACTCTTGAAGAAGCAGAAACTTCTAACCTCGCGGAGATGGAAAAGTTCTCCTTGTATTCTGACGAAGAATTCAATCCTCATACTGAGTTGGTTGGATATTCAAGTTCAGAAAAATATGATGAAGGTGGCTTTAATCCTGAATGGAATTAGCCGCTCTTCTTTTAGCATTCCTAGTTACGATGGTAATTTGTTTTGCCATCTTAAAGGTTATACTAGGAGTCATTAAGTTTACTTGGGAGAACGCGTTCTTGTTGATAGTTCTCCTAATGATTTTATTAATTGTATAAGGTACAGTTATGAAAGTTTACATCTCGGGTCCACGTGACGGAAAAATTGATAAAGGACTACAAGCACAATGCCTAATGGCAATTCAATTCTTCTGTAAGGAATTAGGAATCAGTCGATTGCGCACAACCTTACACGTGAAGCTCCATCACAAGCTCTTTGTAGACAACTCCCACAGCGAAGGACTTTGCGAGTCACTGGATCCGAGAACCTTTATTTTAGATATCGCATTATATGGAAATTGGATATCAACATTGGCACATGAATTAGTCCATGTCAAACAGTTTGCGAAAAAAGAATTGGATGTTGCCTTACAATATTGGAAAGGTAAGGACCATGTTAATACAAAGTATTGGGACCAACCCTGGGAGAAAGAAGCTAGGAAGCTACAACTCAAATTGATGAAAGCCTACATGGTAGAATTTGAGGTTTAAAAATTAAGCGCTCTTAGCTCAACTGGATAGAGCAACAGCCTTCTAAGCTGTAGGTTTCAGGTTCGAGTCCTGAAGGGCGTGCCAAATTTAAAGGATAAATAATCCATGAAAAGAAGGATTCCACTAAAGGGCGGTGATGAAGAAGATGCATTAACATCAGCTCGTAAATGGTACAAATATTTAGATAGGTCAAAAGTTGTTAAAAAGATTAAGAGAAAGTATAACAAAAGGTTTAGAAAAGATGGAAAGGAACAAGTCAAATCCGGTCGCGAAGAACTTGAATAAGTTCAATAAGCCTGCGACGCACAAAGATCGCAAGAAAGCCGCGAACCGCGGTTATACTAAACATAAACTTCGAATGATGAAGGAGTAAGGTCATGAGCCCAGAACAATATCTTAAAGAATTGAAGTCGCACGATTGGTATTATAATTATAGTGACGATCATTCCGTTTGGACAAAGGGTCGAAACAATGCACACCGCCTACAAGCAATTGCTGCAGAAGTTGGTATCCTAGGAAAAATGTTTGATGATTATTCTAGGTGGGTTTTTATGGATCGTTCGGACAGAGAGAATACTCCTGAGCCGACGTTGGAAAATTATATTAATAAATGAGATTGTTAGAAAAAAATTATGGAGATGTGAGAATCTTTTCTGAAAGACCTTTCGGCTATAAAAGATATATTGTTGATTGGGGAGACGGTCGTCAAACCATGTATAGCGGTCTTTGGTATAAGAAAGAAAAAGTTTTTAAATTAGTAGAGGCAAACCTGCCGACGTAGCACAATTTGGTAGTGCAACTGATTTGTAATCAGTAGGTTGGGGGTTCAAGTCCCTCCGTCGGCACCATGTTTAATTATGAAAGAAGTATTTGTATTTGATGTAGATGGAACTTTAACAGAAGCAAGAGGTTCAATTGATAAGGACTTTGAATCCTTTATGATTGATTTCTGCTCGAAGAAGGATGTCTATCTCGTCACTGGATCCGACCGTCAAAAGACCTTTGAACAAATAGGTCCAAATTTATACGATGCTGTCAAGGGAATCTGGCACTGCAACGGAAACGAGTATTGGGAATCAAATCGTCGAGTAAGAAAAAAAGATTATACTCCTGACTATGAATTTAAACATTACTTGACTCAGGTTGTTCATCGAAGTAAGTATCCTATTAAGACAGGCAATCATATTGAATTAAGAACAGGTATGGTTAACTTTTCTACAGTTGGTCGTAATGCAAATGCAGACCAAAGAGAAGCTTATTATGAATGGGATAAAAGAAACAAAGAAAGATTCTATATTGTTGAGGATATTAATAAATCATATCCTGATGTTCACGCAAGTATCGGTGGACATATAAGTATTGATATTGCTCCTCGTGGAAATAATAAGTCTGAGGCAGCAAAAGTATTAAATAAAAAATATGACTTCATTCATTTCTTCGGAGACAAGATGGAGTATGGAGGCAACGATTATCCACTTGCCTTAACGATAGATTTAGGAAAGATGGGAAAGAATTATCCTGTCTCATCCTGGAAAGAAACCTGGGAGGGTTTAAAATGAGTAAAAAGAAAATAACATATGTACACGAATTGAAAGATGAAGTAAATCTTGAAGTCGTTGGTACAATTGAAAAAGTAGAAGGTGGTCGAACATATGTCCGTCGTATTGATGGGTACATAGTTGATATGCCTACTGAAAATATTGTTGAAGAGGTTGAGATTAATTAATGATACGTTCTGAAAGAGGTGAAAAGAAAATTGACTGGTACGTAAAGTGGATTGCATCCATTTTGGTATTGTCAGCAATTGTGTTTAGGTCTTCAGGTCCTGAATTTCATTTGCTTGATTTATACTTTAGCTTTTTCGGAATCGGATTATGGTTGTGGGTAAGTTTACTTTGGGAAGACCGAGCACTTATCCTTTTGAATGGAACTGCATTTATTATATTAGCTATTGGTATTGTAAAAGATCACGGCTATTGGTGGATGGAGTTCTGGAAAAATTTGTTATGAGCCCTTGTAGTTTAACGGATAAAACAGTCGGCTACGAACCGACAGCTAGAGGTTCGATTCCTTTCAAGGGCGCCAAGGAAAATAAACTATGAATAGAAATGAAACGCAAAATTTGGTCAATGCTTTAAAGAAAGAAGTAGTGACTGTTGTATTTAAAAAGATTAATACTGAAGAGATTCGTATTATGCCATGTACTCTTAATGAAGAAATTCTTAGAGAGAACGGAGTCACAGGTGGAGTCATTAAAGATTTCAATCCTGATAGTGACCACCTCGCAGCATGGGCAATGGACAAGAAAGCCTGGAGATCCTTTAGGTTAGAAACTGTTATCAGTTGGGAAGTAGGAGAGCCAAGTGGCCAAGTGGCCTAAGTCTCAACCGTGGCATGACGGTGTAAGAAAGGAATTCAGGTTTGAGAATGGATATATAATATCGTTAGTCAAATTTACAGGTTCTTATGGTTATAAAACAAATCAGTGGGAACTTGCGATTATGAAAGACGGAGACTTCGTAGACCCGCCTGCGGAAAGAATGGAAAATATATTGGATGATTATAGAAAAGCCGATGTAGGTATCTATGGTTATCTTGATGATCCTGACGCGGACAGAATCATCGAAATGGTAAAGAGGTTATAATGCCAGTTAAATTTGGAATGAGTCAAGTTATCGTTGATAGAAATACAAAAAAGAAAGCAGTAAAACATGAATATATGAAAACTAAATCTACTGCTGAATTGATTGCTTTCTATAATGAAAACAAAAGACCAAGATTAAAAAGAAAAGTAAGGATTGAATTAGAAAGGCGAAATAAGATTGGAAAAGCTAATGTCATTTTTAGATAAGTTAGCTTATAAGTCCACACAGGCTCTTCTTATAAGTGGAATTGTATTGTGGCTTTTAATTATAGCAGCTGCTTTATATTCTGTCTTGGCAGAAGATCCTATTATTGGGTATACTGAACATGGTGTACCTGTTTTAAAAAGTGAGGTAGAAAATAATGAGTAGAATGAGAACTGCCCATATCCGTAAAGAAGCGGTGACCGGGTCAAATGATTCAGGTTCAGATGGTCCTGATACAATGTATGTTGTCGACCTGCTTGAAAATGGTCAAGTAGTTGAAAGTCGTAAGCTGCCAGGAAAGAGTAGCTCATACGCACAGGATGTTGTTGAAAATTGGGAGAACGGAATAATTCAATTGCTCGTTGACTAATAAATATATCAAAAGAGGTATATTCAATTGAGTAGATTACAAGGTTCAGGTACAATTTCTATGAATGACATTCGTAACCAGTTTGGTGCGAGTGGCAGTCCTGACATGGCAGAATACTACAGAGGTGGTGTTAATGCTTCAAGGGTTCATAGTTATGGTTCCGGTCACAACACAACAGTTCCCACAAGCGGAACAATTGATATGGCAGACTTCTATAATACACATAGAGGCTGGCATTTGGTGTGCGGTCAAGTTAACTTCGGTTCAACAATTTCAAACTGGGGTTATTCAAACGGAAGTGTTATTCCTGCGATAGGTTCAATCAATCCAACAAATTATCGAGGAGCAACAATACTTGGAATGTACCGTGTAAGAACAACCTTTAAAGGAACACAACACTCACAAGTAATTTATATGCAAGGTGCTTTACCAAGAAATTGGTTTAACCGATATACTGATGGAAGCTTTACATTATACACGGCAAATGCAAGTTGGAACCGTGACTTTAGCCGAAATAGAACAAGTTGGATTTGGGGTTCTAACTATGTTAGCTCCACAGCCCCATATTCAAACGGAGCAGTAATTTCACCAGAAACTCCACAATAGGATTATATAATGGCAATCAGATTTGATTTAATAACTGAAATTAACGATACAGATTTCAACCGAATGTTTGATGACTGTATTGATAATTTAAATGGCGGAAGTTATCCTTGGGAAGATACACCAGTTGCCCAAGGCGATAACGAAGCAAAACGTGCATATCTTCGCACACAATTTCAATCACACCTTGATGCAGAAGACGGGGTTCTTTTTGTTTGCTCTGAAGATGGATACGCTCTCACATTAAGCTCGGGGTTTGTAAATGGTACTCACTTCCTTGGAACGATGATACTTATTGGTCGTAATCAAGCAGGAAGTAAATCATATATGTATGATGAAGAATATCATGCAGCAAGAGAAGCGTTTTGGGACGAAGTGAATTATGTAACTTGGGAATTTCAAACACTCGGCGCAGGTACTGCTTTCTTTGACCATATAGCAAATGTTTATAATGATACAGTAGCAAATAATCCGGAGTGGATTCAGAACGCCCGAATGGCACGAGCACGAGACGGAGACATGGCTGGTGAAATTGTAGCAGCTGAAGCAAACACAACTATTATTCCTGCTCATTCAGTACAAGAAAATCAACTCGGCAATTCTGGACTCAAAATGGTTGTGTCGGAATTGATACCTGACGACACAGGAGCTGATGATGAATTTGAAGCTGAAGATGACCCAGAAAGATTACAATGGTTAGAGGGTACTCACCCTGACCAACAACCAACCGCCAATACGGCAGAATAAGGAAATACATAATGGTAAAATATAAAGGCAGTAATGTCGAAACTTTAACCCCTTCTAAGAAAGCAGTTTTAGACAGGGCAATGAAACCTTATGACGGTCTTTCCGATGGGCCTTTTAAAAATGTCTTTGACAAAATGGAAGGTACATTCAGAAAAGAAGTCATTAATTATAAAGTTGAAGATGGATGGTTAGTTAAAGAAACTGCTATTCGTGACTTTAGAGATAATGACTATCACGATACTACAACGG